GATGAATTTGAAAATATATCTTATACCCGCGATACTAAAACTATTTATTTCAGCTTCACTTATAAAGGCCAACGAATCACGGTCCAACCTGAAGATATGAAAGATGAAAAATCTTGGAGAGTTAGATTTTTAAGATATGGTATTTTTTGGATGTCCCTACCTAAAACCAGAGCGGGTCCTTCCCCTTTTGAATTACTACTCAAAGAGGTTACAGCTCGAGCTGTTGAAAATGAAAAAATGAAATTTATCGATACGGTTGACGAAGAAAAATATAATGTTCTTAAATCTTTTTTCGAGAAAACGTTGGAAGAAGATGATTTTGCTAAACTCAAGGACGGTTATGTTGTCTTGGATAGCAAAACTCAAATTTGTTATTTTAAAAGATCTACGCTGGAACATTATATTAAAAGCCACGCTACTAAAGTTTTTAATAACACCATGGATGCTCTTCATTATCTTGGCTGCGAACGCCACGAATACTATGAAGGAGAAAAAAATATTTGGTTTGTGACGATGCCAAAATTTGTAAACTACGTAGATATTAAACCAACTAAATCTACTAAAAAAGAAGTATCGGAGCTTGATGATGAATTCCACCGTGGAAAATTTAGAACTAAAGAATCTAAAGAACCTTTACCACAAGACCATTAAAATTTTTGGACCACCAGGTACAGGTAAAACACATACCTTAGTGGAAAAAGTTTTAAAAAAACATTTAAATAAAGGTGTCTCTCCTCAAGAAATTGCTTTTATTTCTTTTACTAATAAAGCAATCAACACTGCTGTTGATCGTTCATTAAAAGCCTTTCCTCAATACACTACTGAAGATTTTGAAAGATTTAAAACACTCCATAAATATTGTCGACGTTATTTTTCAGAAGATGTATTTGATCCGAAAGACTGCATGATTGATTTCGCCCTGCAAACTAAAATTATAAAAACTTCTGATAAAAGATTAAGCGACGATAATTTTACTTATAAAGACTGGTCTGTAGGAATTTATAGTAAAGCTCGAAATATGCTAGCAGACTCTATTAAAGTTTATAAAGAAGAATCTTATAAAAAAGATTCTTTAGATGTTTTTTGTAAAAAAATAGGAGCTTATGAACAATATAAAAAAACAGGAAGTGAACGGCCCTTAATTGATTTTGACGACATGATTGAGAGAACCATTAAGGAAGTTAATTTTCCTGCTCTTAAAGTTTTAATCATTGACGAAGCTCAGGACTGTACTCCTTTACAATGGTCGGTAATTTATAAAATGGCTAGCAACGTTAATCGTATTTATTTAGCCGGCGATGACGATCAAGCTATTTATGAATGGAATGGAGCTGATCCAAAATATTTCACCACTTTTTTTCCAGGTCGTAAAGTTCGATTAAGAAAAACTAAACGATTTGGTAAAGCCGTTCATCGCTTTTCTCAAATTATTAGGCGAGGAATTTTAAATAGCGAAGAAAAAGATTACGAGTGTGGGGATAAAGAAGGTTATGTCAAAAGATATTTAAATTTTAGAGAGATTCCTTTTAATCAATTGGAGGGTACTTGGTACATTCTTGGAAGAATTAATCGTACTGTAAATGAATTGCGCATGTTGGCGAAAGATTCAGGACTTTATTTTTCTGACAACGAGGACACTAAATGTTTTGATGAAAAGCAATGGGAAGCTATTAAGGCCTGGACTAGACTTTGTGCAGGAAAAAAGATAAATAAAAAACAAGCAGAACGAATGTATAAATATATTAGAGAATTAAAAGATCCCAGTTATCGTACTTCACAGTTCTGGTTAAGTGAACCTAATTATCAAGACTACGATTTTCAAACTTTACAAAAAGAATGTGGATTAGAATTACTCAAGACAGCTCAAAAAAAATCATGGTGGCAAATTTTAAGAAGAAACTTTACTCCGGCACAAATCAGTTATTTTATAAGATTGCTACGACGCTACGGTCAACAAGAATTAAACGGCACACCTAAAATTATTATTGATACTATCCATTCCGTTAAAGGAGGAGAAGCTCATAATGTTGTTCTCTATGGAAAAGCTAATTATCCTTCCAACTATCAAACCAAATCCAAGAAAGAAAAAACTAATGAAAAAAAAGTCTGGTATACAGGCGCAACCCGTGCTAGAAACACGATTCATCTTCTAAGCACGGATTATAAATATAATTATCCTTTAGGGGAAGATTATTTAGTTTATGTCAGAGAAAAAAGAAAATAACCAAAGTTATCATTATAAATTAGGTCGCATGATTAAAAAAGTAAAAGCTGAAACTAAATGGCGCGACATTTTTAAAATTGTTGCGGCCGCACAGAAGAAACTTAGATGACCCATAAAGAAATGTTCAAAGGAATGACTTATGATACTTTAGAAGAACAGGTGGCCGGGAAACATTATAAAGGCATGAAGATTCAGCCGGCCCACTTTATTAATGAAAATCATTTAGAATTTGCGGAAGGAAATGTTATTAAGTATGTTTGTCGCCATAGAAAAAAAGATGGAGAAAAAGATTTACTTAAAGCTAAACATTATATTGATATGATTATTGAAAGAGATTACTCATGAGCTTACAGCTCTCTATGAATTTTAAAAAACACATCTGGTCATGCCCTGCGGAATATAAAGATCTATCCGGTGCTAGAGAAATAGCGATTGATTTAGAAACACGAGACGAAGGAATTAGTTCCGGGCGAGGAGCGGGTTGGGCCACGGGCCACGGAAACATCATTGGTTTTGCAGTCGCTATAGAAGGCTGGCAGGGTTATTATCCTTTTAAACATTTTGGTGGAGGCAACATGATCCCTGAACAAGTTAAAAAATATATGAAGGATGTTTGTGCTTTACCTTGTCCAAAAATTTTTCACAATGCTCAATATGATGTAGGTTGGTTGCAGCAAGAAGGCTTTAAAGTGAACGGGGACATTATTGATACCATGGTGGCAGCAGCTATTGTCGATGAAAATAGATTCTCTTATTCTTTAAACGCTTTATCCAAAGATTATTTAGGAGAGATTAAAGCAGAAACAGATTTGATTATAGCAGCCAAAGAACACGGAGTAGATCCTAAAGGAGAAATGTGGAAATTGCCAGCAGAGTATGTTGGTTTTTACGCGGAACAAGATGCACGACTCACGTATCTTCTATGGCAACAATTTAAAAAAGAAATTATTAAGCAAAGCTTAACAACCATTTGGGAACTAGAATCTAATTTGCTCCCAGTATTGATTGCAATGCGTCAACGAGGGGTAAGAGTACAAGTGGAATTAGCTGAAAAATTACGAACAAAAATGCAGAGCCAAGAAAAAGAAATAAAAAAGGCAATACTAAAAGAATCAGGATTAGACATAGACATTTGGGCAGCCCGCCAGATCGCCAAAGCTTTCGATAAGCTAAAGATAGAATATCCGAGAACTCCGAAATCTGATGAACCGTCATTTACTCAAAACTGGTTGATTAATTGTAAACATAAAATCGCAAAATTGATTGTACAGGCAAGAGAAATAAATAAATTCCATAACACCTTCTTATCTTCTATCATGAAATACCAGGTGAAGGGAAGAATACACGCGGAAATAAATCAATTAAGATCCGATCAGGGGGGAACTGTCTCGGGTCGATTGAGTATGTCCAACCCAAACTTGCAGCAGGTGCCGGCACGGAACAAAGAATTTGGTCCGTTAATCAGATCCTTGTTTATTCCTGAGCAAGGTTATAAATGGGGATCCTTTGATTATTCACAACAAGAACCACGTATGACGGTTCATTATGCTTCATCTATCGGTAATGGCTATGAAGGTAGTAATGAATTAGTAAGCGCCTATCATAAAGCAAGTGCAGATTTTCATCAAACTGTAGCTGATCTCGTAGGGATAGAAAGAACACAAGCCAAAACCATAGGCTTAGGTCTTATGTATGGGATGGGTAAAAACAGACTGGCTACTTCGTTAGGGGTCTCCAAGGAAGAAGCTAATCTTCTTATATCCAAATATAATCGTAAGGTACCTTTTGTTAGAATGTTATCCGATCGTTGTATGCAGACCGCCAATGAAAAAGGAGTTATTCGAACTAAAAAAGGAAGAAAATGTCGCTTTGATAGATGGGAACCCAAGGACTTTGGACTCTATACAGCTGAGACATTTGAAAACGCCGTTGCTAAATACGGCCGCGATAATATTAAAAGAGCTTTTACCTACAAAGCTTTAAATCGTTTGATACAGGGCTCTTCAGCAGATCAAACGAAACAAGCAATGCTAGCCTGCCACGAGGCTGGCTATCTACCTATTCTGCAGCTCCACGACGAGCTCTGTTTTAATATCATGTCTATGGCGGATGCGGCACGTATAAAAAAAACAATGGAAAACTGTATAGAATTTAAAGTTCCTTTTGTTGTTGATACTAACCTAGGAGAATCATGGGGAGATATTAAATGAACCAAGGTCACGCCCAGTATTTAGCTGGCTTAATGGATGGTGAGGGCTGGGTGGAGTGCCAACGCAAAAATAAAAAAGCTCCTAATGGTAAAATTTATAGATGCTGGAGCATTCGAATTGAAATTCAGATGGCCCACAAAGGAGTGGTAAAATGGATTCATAATGTCACAGGATATGGTAATTTCTATATGAAGAAGGCTTATCCTCATCAAAACTTTGATCAATGGCGTTGGCGATGTGCTTTTAGAGACGCTAATAAATTTGCTACGGAGATTGCCCCTTACAGTATTGTTAAAAGAGAAATTCTGCAAAGAATAGTAGATCATTATAAACATAAACTTTCTAAAAAAGTTATATCAACCCCTACAACCAATGAGCTTTTACATGGCCAAAACGCCGAAGTCTTTACTGATAACTAAAACCTCGGATAACAAAACAATTATCCACCCTAAGTATCAATTATTTAAACATAGGCTTGAGATCATATGGTTTAAAGATATGAAAGTGGTCCACGGTACTCATCATGAATTTTACAGAACCATTGCGGACTCTGTAAAAAAAGAAGGACTACTATTTCCATTAGTGCTTGATAAGAACCTATTATTATTAAATGGTAATCATCGTTTAAAAACTATTCGACAATTTGGCAATGGCACCTTAGCTTATGTAGCTCAAAAAAGAGAAGAGGGTAATTTTTTAGCGAGAACTAATGTAAGGGGTTGGGAAATCCATAATGAAAAAGGATTTATTGAAGACTTTCAATTTATGTTTGAAGGAAAGATGCGCAAGTATACAGATAAGGTACTACACCTTTTTACTGAGGGTATGAGAAGACTACCAGCGAAACGTTAATATCTATTGGTCGTCTAATTCTTCTTCTAAATCATCAACAGCGTTATCTAGATCTTCTCGAAGTCCTTCTTCTTTAGCTTCAAGCTTACCTATTTCAGCCATAATTTTTCTAATCTTTTTTACTATTTTTTTCATGTTGCAATCGAAAGTTTTTCGTCTTGATCTAATTCGTTATCTATTTGCTTTTTAACATCTCTGATTTTTAGTTCAGCCCATTTCATATCATCACGTTGCGATGTCAAAGCTTTCTTGGCCCATTGATGTTCCAGATCTAACTTGCTCTGTACTAGTACTTGAAGTGCCATCCGCTACCTCCTCGTAAGTAATTTGGACTTGTTTTCTTTGGTAAAAGCCCACAGTTTCTTTCTTTTTTAAAAGACCGTCAGCTGCCTTTTTAATCAAAATTTTACAAGCAGCATGAATATCTTCCGCTCCTATCGTCTCAATATATAAGCACCCTTGCGCTATCACTCTGATACGATAGTGCTTCATAAGGTATAATAAGGCAACTTGGGATGTAATGTCAATAACATAGTTATGTGGCCCTTA